TTCTAATTGTTCTAATTGTTGTAATTTTTGTAATTGTTCTAATTGTTGTAATTTTTGTAATTGTTCTAATTGTTGTAATCGTTCTAATTGTTGTAACACTCTATGTTTTTCCTGTTTATCAACGAATCCTAGTTTATCTTCGTAAAGATTAACAGCTCTTTGATACGTTGTGGTTTTTTTATAACCGACTAATACATCTTCTTTTTCTAAAATCTCAACGGCTAGATTATACTTAATATCACTTATGTCTTTTGCGTATAAATAGTCTTTTCGATTATTGCCAAAACTATTGACTAACAACTTTAATTCGTCATCAACAGTTTTATTTTATTTGCTTCTAATTGTAAGAAACTCATCACGACTAACAATTAGCGTTTTTATCCATTCTCTATCTTGGCTTAAAACACGGTTAAACATATCAGTAATTGTTTTATCTAAGTCATTATAAACAACGTCAATGCCGTTAATCATCAGTTCAGCAGTAATTGCACCACCGCCACCGAATACATCATAAACTGTCTTATCCGCTCCAAAATTCTGCTTGATGATCTCTACAATATTTTTGCTAATTTTCTTCTTGCTGCCAACATAAGGAAGTCCAACTGGTTTGCCCTTACGTATTTTCTTTTCATCAAGTGTTAAGTTCATAGTTTCTCTTTTCAATAAAAAGCACCTGTTAAGGGTATTTATGTACGCAATCACATGAGAACTGTCAAAGAACTGAATGCGATTGTTTGCTATGTAGTAACCCCATCGATACCATCTCCGAAGCCAGTAGATTTATATACTGTTGTTTGTTTGCCAAAGCTTCTAAATGCAAACCAACTCGTCAGTCGTTTTTATTGAAATTAATCAATCTGGTTCTATCTTTTTACGGATTATACCGCAGCTCGTTATGTACGATAAAGACAGGCAAATGTCATTATCCTAAGTTGTGTTTGCGTGTGACCGCAATGGGCATGGCAAGGATTTGCACCTTGCATGATAGTCTCGGAATGTTTCGGCCCGCTCCGACTTTTAAAACCCAATTGTTAACTACCAACATTGTCTTTTTGCGTCTACCTATTCCGCCACATGCCATAATGATAGATATTCCAACCTATCGTATTTTTACATACACAGTGGCTTTTTCCGAAGCGTGTGTAACGTTGCTTTTAATGGATGAGCAATAACCCTGTTTAACTATTATTTAGTTCTTTTGTTTTTACCAATTGCATAACCAATTTGAAAAGTTGATATAACCAAAGCGATTATAGATAAAACTATTGGCGCAAATATAAATATTTCACTCATTTTTGTTCCTCCATAATCCTAATCGCGCTGCCAACCATATTGACCAATAGATTTTACGTAATCAATTAATTCTTTCGTAACCTCTTGATCGTTTTTGTTTAGAAAATCTACTATTTTCTCTGTTTGTTCTTTACTCATAACTTTAGCAACGTATATAGTTGAGCAATAAATCGTTTGCGAAACCTAAATACCGTGGCTCTGCTGACGTTAGCAACTTTGGCAATTTTAAAAACGTCATAGCGATTGAATCTTTGAAAGTATGACATTTCAACAATTGTTATCTGGTAATCATCTAGTTGAGATAAAAACTGATCAATCACTGCACGATTGTGCCTAATTTTAGAAATGATAGGGTCATCGGAAAATTTAATCGCTTTATTTTCATGTGCATGATTTTCTGAAAAGCTACTTCTTCCACCTCCAACATTTTCATCAATTTCACCTTTTGACTGCTCTATTTCTGTTCTACGTTCCCTTTCTAATAAATTAAAATAAGGATATTGATTCAAAACAGCTTCTACTTGTTTAGTTTTTGTGTGATTCATTTTAATTGGTTCAACTAGCATAAGTTCCCCTGCAACAATATGATTTATGTACACGAGTAACCGTGAAAAACCTCGTATATTTATCTGCCCACATTTCTGCGCCTGTCTGGTTATTAGTTGGATAGAAACCACTCACACCAACGCGTTACGCCCATAGCGCCTACTTCGCAACGTTCCCATTGTCATTCGGTGTGTGTATATTACCATACACTTTTAATTAAATCAAGTATATTTACACATATTTTTCAAGTCCATAGCCAATTAAACCCTCATTGACTATTTTTAACGCATCTTCTGGTGAACGAGCAATACCGTGGATAACATTATCCTTTTTTAATTTAATAGAAAATTTAATTTGATCATCTCTAATGCGTCCAGTTTTTGTTTTCATATCAATGAAAAATATCTGTTTATCTTGCTTACGATACCCGACTAAATCAAAGAATCCTTTTGGTGTACCAGAGCTGAATGGTCTACCATCTCTTGTAATAACAGTTCCTGTGTTAATTCTAAACTGCGTGTGACCATCTTTAGACAATGCAATTCTCGCTTCGTTTTGTATTTGTTGTTCTCTCATCAGTACCCCAAATCATCTAACTTAATGCCGTGTGCTATTTCTTCCGCTTTCAGAGATATGCCGCAATAATAAACTTTGCCATTCGAGCGTTTTTTATCAAATTTAGTTCCCAATTCACGACCTAACTTTTTATTAGTCATATCAACACCGTGTAACCTTTTCCACGTATCAAAGCGCGCTGCAATTTCTTTGAACTCTGTGCGATCATCTGTTGAATAATCAAAATACTCCTCAATGAATGCCTGCACATCGTCCATTTCATCACGATATTCATTAGTTTCATTCAAAACAACTGGCGGTGGATTAAGTCCGTCACGTTGCCATTTCATTGTGCCTTCTTGAATCCATGCAAGGATTGCATCAGCTTCCGTACGTAACTTATCTTCCAACTTTTTATCCATATTTTCAGCTTTCACTTGATTTCTGAATGGAATAAAAATCAAACGTCTCCAAATACCATCGTCAGTACCATTAATAATTGGCTTGTGGTTAGTCATCATGAAGATTGTTCCAGTTGGTCTGAACTCAATTTCATTACTGTGTAGCTTACGAGCCGTGATAGTATCTTTACTGGTAATTTTCTTAATGAGACCTTCAGCAAGTGGTTTACCTTCTTCTGGCTCTGATAGAACCATTAGACGTGCGCCTTTCATTCGTGCAATATCACCGCTTGGACCACCTGAATTTCGTGAACGACTGGCAAAAACAGTTTCTGGATCAACGTTTATTGAATAATCTCCCAACACATAATCAATCGTGTTCATAAATACAGATTTACCGTTTTTACCATTACCGTGCAATATGAACATCACTTCTTCATCCATTGTTCCGGTAGCTGCATAACCTAATGCTCGTTGTGTAAATTCAATTAACTCTTCATTACCTTTAAAAGTTTGCTCTAAGAAAGCTAACCAACGTTCTGGTGCTTTTTTATCATTATATTCAGCGTTGGTTATTTTAGTAAATCTATCCTCGTGGCTAGAGTTTTTAACTGCTCCACTAGTCAATTCAAGTACACCACTTGGCGTGTTCAGAACGCTCAATTCTTTATCAAAATCATCTGTCGTGACCGTGATTAAATTGCGCAGCTCTTTGATTGCATTTTCTTTAGCACTGTGTGACCGTGACTTCTTTTTGAATGCAGCTTTCAATTCATCAGGTGTTTTATTGCTATCACCCATGTTTTCTGGGGCAATCGTAAATTCTGGTTCTTCCTTTATGCGATCAACTGTTTTGTTCATCGTTTTTTCTAGCAATCGGTAATTATCTTCTTGCCACACTTGACCGTCATAATACATGCTCTTACGCGTGATTGTATCGTACAAAAAGTTATCACCATAATAATACTGAAAACGCTCTGCTAGTCCTGTGTCATCATAAGAAAAGAACTTTTGTTTTGGACTGTCGTCTTTTTCAGCAACAATTTCTGCATTGCCTGTTAAAAATGTTGGCAAATCATCTAAATCAATTAATGGTTTCAAGTTTTTGCCGTGATAGACCTCTGTTTGTTCAGAAATAGCCTTAGTCAATAATGCAATACCATAAGTAGTCTGACCACGCTTCTCATTGTATTTATCACGGAACAAGACTGAATCTCTGAATATCTCGTCCATTTGTGCAAAGTCTCGTCCGGTCCAGAATGATAAGTAATTAGCTAGTGCTAAGTCAGCTTCTGATTGGCTCGCATAATCATTTTCCCAACCACCGTTAATCAAATGTTTAATGCGTACACCGGCACTGCTTGAGTACATTGTTTCTAGCAAGGTTGGTGTATCAATTCTTTCAGTAACTGTATTATCGACCACACCTAAATCAGCATTGATTTTACTTGCTTTCATAAAATACTTGCGATGTAATCGACCGATCACTTCATCAGGCACTTTCATAATTGATTCTGATTTTGTGATTGTGTCACCTGTGAGCGCAAAGAAACGTCCATTATCATACATTTCAAAGTTGTTATGTCGGCGTTGCCCCTCTGGTAGGTTTCCTTTGGCAATGATATGAATGCCTTCACCACTCATAGACTTCTCTGTGTAAGATTGTGTTGAGCTAACAAACTCATCGACGATATTATTATCACGATCACCTTCAATAAAGCCGTCAACATCTGACTTAATATGGTCAATGTCAATTCCAAAATAACCGTTAGCAAAGTAGAAAGCCAAACCATCAGCGTTAGCAAAGTGTTCCATAGCATTTGATGCTGTTGTGAAGTCAGACCACGTACTAGAGTCGTTAGACTTACCAGCGCCACCACTATAAGGGTCAATAGGTACTTTGGTATATTTATTTTTACTTGGTTGCCAAATCCGATGATACAGCCCCCATTGCCTTAGGTCTCGCAGTTCTTGCGGTATGTCTGTATAACTCATGTTGTCTCCTTATATAACTAATGTTTGTGCTTCTCTGATTCTGTTTTCTGCTATTTTAAAATATGTTTCGTCTAGTTCAATACCTATGAACTCGCGATTAAGATTTCGACAAGCTACACCTGTTGAACCTGAACCCATAAATGGATCTAACACTATGTCATTTTCATTGCTATGCCGTAGCAACAATTCTTCCATGAGTTTAATAGGTTTCTGCGTTGGGTGGCTCCCTAATATCTTTTCAGCCTTGCCTGTAATAGGTACTCTAATTTCTGAACGGTCGTACTTGTTAGACTGTCTGTTAAAAATCCATTTATTGTGTTTTTCAACCGCCCAAATAGCAAATTCATAATCAACGATATATCGTCTATCGCGGTTTCTAGGCATTGGATTAGTTTTTTCCCAACGAATAATATCTTTAACAACAAATCCGTTTTTCTCCAGTCTTTCAGCAATATCACCTAAATTGCGCCAATCATTGAAAATTATGATAGATGCACCTTTTTTAACGATTCTTGGAACTTTATCTATCCAAGTAAGTAAGTCAGCGTTTTTGTCCCAATCACCGAAATCTATTCCAGCTCTGTTTAAAGATTCGAAATTATTCTTTCTTGAAATGTTGTATGGTGGGTCAGTTAAAATCAAATCAATACTATTATCCGGTATGTCTGAAAGTGCATCTAAATTATTCCCATTAATCAGTTTCATAATATTTCTCCATATTGGGCTAACGTCTTTTCACCCATCGGCGGTATTTTAATCTACCTTTTCCAAACTCCACGCTGGCGTTTCCCACTTTTTTATTTCTTCTAGTGGTGCTGTAAAAGCGTAGTTTTCATTAGGTATATACGTTGGTGTTCCAAAAGAAAACGTCATGTAAACCTTATCGCCGGCGCTATCAATACGCCATAAACGATACAATTGCTCTTTAACCTTGAACTTGATTGATGTATCGCCACCTAGATAACGTAATAGTGCTTTTTCATCTTGACCGCTTAGTTCAACCTTAATATTTTCGTATCTGTTAGATTTGGTCAAAAGAGCATGTAACGGAAATAATTTCTCTTTCAATTCTTTAATCAAGTCTAATTGCTCTTGTGTGACATAATATTTTGCCATTTTGTTATCCTCTTTCTGTTGTTCCATGAACTCTGAATACTCGATAAATGGTTCAGAATTATGATTAGACGCACTCCAAGTAATGTAATCATCTAAAAATAAAAATCTTCCACCATTTTCAAATATATCTTCTAAATATCCTTTGTTACCATAGAACCAAACATAACCCTGTTCAAACCAAACATCTAAGACTGACTTCCACTGCTCTAAAGTCGTTACGTGTACTACTGTTTCTGTCATCATTTAATCCTCCGATCAGAATGGTAAGTCATCATTACTAATTTCAATATCTGCTCCACCGGCAAATGGATTACTTCCAGAAGGGACAACAGGTTCTTTACCAGCCTCCCAAGTGTGGTTGACTTGTGGCGCTGATGTCTTAGTGATGTTGTTCGGGAACAAACTGTTTTGAATAGTTGTTTGACTGTTATATTCGTTGTCACGAGCTGAAACCTTAATGCGCAATGGCTTACCAATCAAACTGTTCATTGCTTCTTCTTTAGTGTTGAACTCACGCAAAGCCTTACCGTCTGTATTTAAGTGAGCATTGTTCAAAGCTGATGCTAGGTTAAATTCTTTTCTAACCTCTTTCAAATCACTGTCAGAAAGTGAAAATGTTGTTTTTCCAACTTTCAATTCGCTAATGTATAAACCGGTCTTTTGTTGTGTTTCCTTTTCTTCCAACTTACTGTGCCAGAATGGAATGAAAATATGAGCGTTTTGTCGCGGTTGTTGAATATCGTTACGGATCACGAAGTCAAAGTTTGTATTTTCTGAACCACTCTTTGTAGCACGTTCTTGAACTGATTTGATAATCACTTCATAAACTCCTGCTGGTACACCGCCGCGTGTGTTAGTTTGTTGTACTTCTGCCAATGCGTCTGTATCAAAGTCTAAAAATCCCATTATTATATCCTCTTTCTTTTCTTAAAATATTTTCAAGTCATCTAACTTGTTATTACGTTCTAGTGATTTTTGGCTATGCGCCCATTTAATGTTTGCCTTAACCTGTTCTATTGATTTACCTGATAACTCTGCGAATGGCTCATACCAATCCTCTTTCCAAACAAGTGTCATAAATATTGTTGCAAAGTAGCCATCTTTTTCTCGCAGTTTCAACTCATAACGAGATTGCAGAATTTTGTACTTTTGCATTGGTGTTTTCGCTTGTCGAACTGATAATCCAGCTAAACGATTTTTCTCAAACTCGTCTAAATCAGTTACTTTACTCAACTTAATATCGACAGCTTTTTTATCTGCACGTTCAACAACCGTTTCTGTTACTTCACCACAGTAAGGACACGTTTTATATTTCGTTTCTTTACCATCTTCGTTAGTACCACTGTGTACATCTACCCATTCATTTGAGTAAAATGTCGCAAAACAGTTGTCACATGTAGATACTGGTGCTTCAAAGTCACTGCTCTTTTTCTTCTTAGTGCCTTTGAAGTATTCTTCCCAATCATGATCGTAATCAGGCAAGCCAAACCGATTAACGTTTCCCACAAAGTCTAATATCAGCGCTTTTTTGTTGGGTTGATAACGCATGGAACGCATACCAGCCTGAATGTAAAACACTAATGATTTAGTAGGTCTCGCCATAATAACCGTGGTTGCGTCTGGAATATTCACACCCTCACCATACAATTCATAATTTGAAAGCATTTGTAGCTTGCCCTCTTTGAAATCTTGCATAGCTTTATCACGTATAGCCTTTGGTGTTTTACTATCAATGTGGGCTGATGGTACACCATTTTGATTAAACAAATCTACAATCGCGTGTGAGCTATCGACCGAATACATATAAGTAATTGTCTTTTCGTGTTCCGCTAATAATTTCCATTGATCATAGATTGAATTTAATGTTGCTAACTCATCCCCGACAGCTTCGTGCATAGAATCAGCAGTTGCGTTACCAGCAGAATTAAATTTAATCTTATTGATGTCAATAAACGTCGGCACATAATAATCAAACGGCGCTAACTTATCGTGTTCAATTAACCACGGTATACTTGGTCCAGTAACAATGTCATCATACATATCTGTAAATCCAACACCACTCATTCGCCACGGAGTTGCTGTGAATCCTATTGTGGGAACGTTAGGGAATTTATCTCTAACCTTACGATATGTGTTAGCTATGCTGTGATGAGCTTCATCAAAAATTATTAAATCTGGTGGTGCCATATTATTCATTCTATGGACCATAGTTCCGACCGTTTTGATAACCGCATACTCGAAATCAATTTCATTAAACTTAAAGCTATCTCGTATTTGATTTATCAATTCTTTTCGATGTGCCATAACCCACACTATTTTGTGATGTGAGGTTGTTAATCTAGCCATTTCACTCATCATAGCTGTTTTACCAGAACCAGCAGCAGAAACTACCATGACGCTTTTCGAACCATTAGCAAGCGATTGTCGTGCTTCTGAAAGTAGTTTATTCTGATAATCGTATAATTGAAACGGCATGTATCATTAAGCCTCCCAATCAAACAATTTATCGAAATCAGCACGCTTGCGACCGTCAATTTGATTCTTTGCATATTCGTTTGCTGAATTTGTCAAAGTCCAATAACGTTCTTTCTTTTCTTGATCGTACTTGATATGTGTCACTGCATGAACGGTTCCCATAAAGTAATTATTCACACTATCTCGTAGATCAGGTTGGAATGGCGTGATTTTCTGACCGCTTTCTAACCAAATTTCACCATTACGTTGCCATGCTGTGTAGATAACGTTTTTATCTTTCAACCGACTATCAATGTATGACAGCATTTTAATTAGCTGATTACTGTATTTGCCGTAGTCCTGCATTGAATTGATACCGTGATTCTTACCTTCATCAGCCGCGTTCACAAACCAAACTTTTTCTAGCGCGCTTAAATTATCAAACACAACTGTTTTAAATTCACTGTTTGCGACATACTCGATAAATTCATTGATTTCAGCGAGAATCTTACTGTAATCTTCAATGTAGAAGCGCTCCACAATACCGTCTTTATCGACATTATCCAGAACCTTATCTGTATTATCTAAAGTAAGTAATGCTACTGGACCCGGTGCAAATCGTGTTACAGATGTTTTACCATCACCTTGTTTACCGTAAATCAATACTCTGAACGGTGTTTTAACACCTTTTTCTCGTTTTTTCATTTATTTTACCTGTGCATGTGTTCGTTCAATAACTGTCACACCCTTAACTTTTCCACCTGTATTGATAAACGCCTTTAATTTCGCCTTATTAGGTATCTTTGTTTCTTTAACGTTGATAAATTCATCTGGAATGCGTGATGTTTCTGGATCAATTTCAACCGCTACACTACGCCTAGCCGTGAAGAGCGACGTGTGGGTACGCAATTCTTTAACACCGGCTTTTTCCATAACAAATACCACATAATTTAACAATCGTTCAAGTGATTTCTTTTCTGACTTAACACGTTCCTGATTCATTTTGATACGTGCGGTTAGAATATCAATTGTTTCCTGAATGTTTGTAGCCACGGAATATAGTCCGTCAATCTTTGCGTCCTTATCTAGCGAAGCTACTGTATCTTCAAATGTTTGCGTATCAATTTCTTCATCTTCAAGCATTTTTTTAAGCTTGATTTCAAAATCAGTTAATTCACTCAACGTTGGCATTATTTTGTTCCTTTCTGGGTATATTTACAAGTACGATCGCGAATTTTATTCCACAATCACGATTTCCATAAAACTAGCAATGCGTTCTTCATAGCTGTTGCGATAACCCACGATGTACACTTGCTTGTCTACTAATTTCATTCGTCTGCCACGCTATATGCTTTATTTTTCATCAGCTTCACATCCTTCATTATCATCTGCATAAAATACATGTACGATAGCGCCTCCTATAAATGCGTGTTCCACGTAACCGTGACCGCCATTTTCATCTTCGGTCATTTCCGACCTCCATAATATTTCAATACAATATAAGTAACTGCGACCATTGCTGACAAATACATGCCAAACTCAATCAAATGCTGTAAGTTGTGTCCTATTTCAATCATTGTTGACCTCCAAAATTAATACCGATCATAACCAAACACAACCAACAGACCAACAATTATGGAAATCACTAGTACAACGATGTACGCCCCTTTTGCGCCTTTAGCTGTTTGATTATATTGTTTTTTAACATTTTCAACGCTTTGGTTATAGGTTTGTATTTTTGATTGACCTTGCAATGGCAGTATTTGTTTGCTCTTCAGAATTGCGAATATCGTATACTTCGTGATAGTAGGCGTGTATTCATAACTGTATCGAGTAGAACTATCTGTGTAATAATCATTACCGCTAATCCAACCTTTATGTTTGAAAAATATTCCGTACGTTATTTTGTTATTTAACATATTCTTTTTAAACTCAAGGTCTTTAGTTGGCAAGTCGATTTCGCTCGATTTTGTTTTCACACCATTTATCAAAACATTCTCGGATTGTTTGCTTTCTGAACCAGCATAATCCCACGTCCAATATGTTTCTGTGTGGGTTGTACTGTGCCCTTTGCTATCAGTAGTGGTGTACGTTCTGGTGTGCATTGTGTATTCTTCTTTTGTACGCTTGATAAATTGGTATTGGCCGATTAATTCATCAAGTGAAACAGGCTTATCGGCTTTTATTGTTGCACGATTGATTCCGGTTCTACCTGCCTCTGTTTGCATGAGATATTCCATTCGCGTTTTATCATCCGCCACTTGCATGGTTTGATAATAAGTTGCTTGTTGATTACTTCCCGACACGTAATTATTTGCTAACACATAACCAATGGAACCTATCACAAACATCGCGATCAGCGCTAGTATATATCTCATTTATCAAACAAGTTTCTAGCCTGATTGTCATTAACTTCAATGTTCGTCTGGCTGAATTTTTGAATTGAATAGCCTGTTAAGTTTAAGAATACATTTGCCGGAAATGACCTAACATAACTGTTGTAACTATTGATACTGTTGTTATACGCCTCCTGATAATCCGCAACACGATTGTCAGTGACTGAAAATTCCGTCATTGCTTGTTGATAGTTTTTCTGACTTTTTAGGTCAGGATATTTTTCAACTACAACAGCTAAATTTGTCTCCGCCTTATCAATATTGCCCTTACTTGCTTGACTTCTTGCTTCAGTTATCTTGTTTAGCGTATCGCTTTCATAGTTGTTATACGACTTAACAGAATCAACCAAATTATTAAACAAATCAACACGGCGCTGTCTTTCCTTATCAATGTTAGCCTTGTTGGTGGCGACCGTATTTTCCATTGAAATCGCTGTATTTCGTGGTGCTGCAATCGCAAATGTCAATAGTATAATTCCCAACACAACAGTTCCGATTGCCGTTAAAATTCCTTGTAGCTTTGTCATCACTCGCCCTCCACTGGTAACTGCACCGCTTCTGTTAGTGGGCTAGTCCACAACTCTGCCTCTTCTTTGGTGTCAAATTGTTGAGCTTCATCTTTGAATGTGGTTGTTTCATAATATTCAATGCTATAAATATTGCCTTGTGTTAAATAAAGATAACCGCTTTCAGAAATTCCTAGATCCATATCTGGTTGATATTGTTTTTTACTTCTCACAAACCACTTCATAGGGTGTAACTGTTCTACTGGTTCAGTCATCACTTATCTCCTCCGTGTAAAAACTCATGAATATCATTGCCGATGTCATCATCCCACGCTCTGTAAGCTAACTATTTTCATATCATTCCCTTTCTTTCAACAAATGACCGATATATTCGATCACATTTACAGTCACGCTGTTTCCAGCTTGTTTGTATAATTGACTATCAGATAAGCCAGCTTGCTGTGCCTTGTCAAAAAGTTCATCGGGAAACGCTTGCAATCTCCAGCATTCTCGTGGCGTTAGCTTTCTGATACGATAATCTTTGCTCCACGTATTTTGTGGGTGATTAGTTGTCAGTGTGCCTGAAATTCCTTTTGGATTAGTGAAATCAAGCCCCTGTATGCCACTTTTTCTAACGTCTTTTTTATGAACACGATAACTTCCATCCTTTGTCTCAGTAACTCCGAACTCTTTTTTTGTTACCTTGCGTGCGTACTCTTCGATATTATTTTTGACAACAACCCCATGCTTATCTTGTGCAGTTAGCGTGAATGATGGATCACCGTTATTTTTAAAACGTCTACCATTTTGTCTTTTGTTTACCCTATCAGGAGTCAACACTGGTATGGCAACTTTTGGCTCGAGTCCGCCACCTTGCATAGTATTGAGCGTTGTACTTAAACCGTCATCTGAATACACACGACCGGTATGTGGGTTGCCACCAAATGAATTGCTTTCAGAAATATTTCCTATCTGCTTAATTTTTGCTGGGTTAGTAAGTATTTGTTTAGGCTCTTTATAATCAGTTGCAGTAAGTGCGGAACTAATTCCGTCAGTCCCTAAAACGTTTCCTCTTTTCCCATGCCTCGGGTTTCCGGGTCTAGTTAAATCATTTATAGTTGACTGATTAATCTCTCCGTCTTCTCCGAAGAAAGGAAATACTTCTCGTCCACCGTCTCCTCTAAGATGTCCGATAATGTACACTCGTTCCCGATTTTGCGGAACGCCGAAATTTTTAGAGTTAAGTATACGCCATTGCACATCATACCCCAATTCATCAAACGTGTTGAGGATTGTTCTAAAAGTGTTCCCTTTGTCGTGATTGAGTAACCCTTTGACGTTTTCAAGGAATACAAAGCGTGGTTTGATTTGTTTAACCGCTCGGGCAACCTCGAAGAATAACGTTCCTTTTGTTTGGTTAAGAAATCCCTCACGCTTTCCAGCGATACTGAATGATTGGCAAGGGAATCCCCCTGCAATGAGTTCAACTGTTCCATTAAATTTTCTCCACTCTTCATCTGTCACTTTGTTAATGTCTTCGGCAGTCCATTCACCGTCTGTGTCATACATTGCTTGGTATGATTGACGTGCAAACTTATCAATTTCAACATACCCAACAGGAGTGTGACCGGAACGTTCAAGCCCTAATCTAAAACCACCTATTCCGCTAAATAAATCTAAAAATTTCACCTCATCACACTTTCCACAACTTGCCCATTGCTGATACGATAACCAGCAGAATAGGCGACCTTTTTAATCGTGTTCACGCTGATCATAAAATACTGTGCAAGCACGTCAATTTCAGTAATGTTACTTCTGACTAACGCCTTTAATCTGCGCTTACGTTCTGATGTACGTTTCCGTTCTGATTGCGCGCGTGTATCAAAACAATGTGTAAACGCCCCCGAAACTGCTGCTTGCTTATTGACACGTTTAATTGACTGTCTTTTGTATTCTTCGATTGTCATAGTATTCGCCTACAACTATTGCCCTTCCCGCTTCTGGAATCGTGTCATAAACACAATTCAATAAGTTAGCCATTCGTATGGCTTCATCAAAATTTTCATAAGTTTTAAATGTTTTACCATCTACTCTCAAATCATATTTCAAACAACACACCTCCATGTGTATACATACAAATCAAGTTCTTGACAATGCGTAAATAAACGTGAGACAATTTGTGCAGAGGTACTAATTTATGGAAACTTATAACCATGTACGTCAACTTGCTAATGAACATAGATTGTCGATTGCAGAAGTTGAACGTCGTGCAAAACTTGCCCCACAAACAATAGGTAACTGGCGCAGAGTTAATCCATCAGGCGAAGCTCTAGGCAAAGTTGCTACTGTGTTTAACACAACTGTGGATTATTTACTTGGTAGAACTGATAGTCGTATGGCTATTACTAGTGATAAACCGGTTGATATATCTGATAGCACAATAGAACTGTCATTCAAAAACCATACATTGACTGCTAGACAACGCTCTGACCTATCTGTTTATATCAAGACTATGTTAGAAACTAATTATTGGTAAACATATCTGGATCAAAGCCTAAATCAATCACTTCCGATTTGGTTAATTTGACTGGAAATGATTTTGCCCTATCTGCAATTCCGTAGCTCCCTGTTAATAGGGAGTTTTTTGGTTCATTAAATTTTGTAATTGCATAACGGACACCGTTACCGAATACAGACCATGTATATGCTTGTTCTTTAACCACAAACAAGATTCGTTCATCCCCACCAATATAGCGAGCTAATGCTAATTCTTCTTCTGTCGAGATCGATTCAAGTAAATCTGAATATTTATCATGACGATCAGCAAGAGCAAGCGTTAGTAGTGGATATTCACTATCAGCTAGTGCCATAATTTTGTCGTATTGTTCTTGTGTTACTTCGTATGTTTCAGTCATTGACTAATCTCCTGTTGTAGTCTATACAATCTAACTCTGGTAGTGTTCTTATGATTCATTCATTGACATATCACTCCTTGAACATCAAATCATCATATCGTTTACTTGCTTCTTTTCTAAGTTGTGCGTTGCCAATCCACTCCTTAAACTCTTCAAAGCTATGCCACTTAAATTCAGGATTTCTTTCAATTTCTTTTTCTGCCCACTCCTGTGCTGTCTGTACCAAAATTTCACCCATAATCACTTGGTTCTCATCTTCTTTTGGAGAATAAGTTTTTCCATAGATCAAATTTCCGTTTTGAATTGCCTTAAAATCAAATTTATTGGCTGAATTACGCTTGTAAGTTAGTTCTATTTTGTTCATTTTTGCTTTCTCCTAGTTGTAATTAACGTATCTTTCTGATGGTCTGTTCATGCTATTAACAAAATGTCCCATGTATACATATTGTGGTTTGTTCATGTGGTCAACGAAATGTCCCATATATACATCTTGTAGTTTTTTCATATTATCAACAAAACTTTGCATGTATACATCTTGTAGTTTTTTCATATTATCAACAAAACTTTGCATGTACACATATTGTGGTTTGTTCATGTGATCAACAAAACTTTTCATATAGATGTCTTGTGATTTGTTCATGTGAACAACAAAACCTACCATATATATGTCTTGTGATTTATTTATACTATTAACAAAATTAATCATATATACATCTTGCGGTTTGCTTATGTGATGAACAAAATTTCTCATATAGACATCTTGCGGTTTGCTCATATGATGAACAAAATTTCTCATATATACATCTACCTTATTCATCAACCCACCCCACTAGATATTGCGGTGTAACGTTGAAATAGTCAGCAAGTATTTCCCATGTTGCCAATTTTGGTTCACTTTTACCATTTTCGTAGTCACTATAAGTTGAACGCTTGATGCCTGTTCCGAGTTCCATATATTTCAAAGTTAATTCACGTTCTAATCTCAACTCTTTCAATCTGTTCATCTAAAATCACTCCTTCCAACTAGATAATCTATGGAGACGTTGAAATAATCGGCTATTGCTATCAGTATGTGAATATTTGGTTCACGTTCGCCCCGCTCATATTTTCCAACGGCATCGGATCCTGCTAAATTTAATTCATTAGACAATTCAGATATTTTAAGCCCACGCTCTATTCTAAGTTCACGCAATCTATTCATCTAACATCACTCCTTCCAACCAGATAATCTATGGAGACGTGGAAATAATCGGCTAAATCAATCAGTATTGCAACACGAGGATCATTTTCCCCGACTTCATAACGTCTTAAAGTTTTGGTGTTTATTAACATTTCGTTTGCTAATCTATCCTGTGATAGTCCACGCTCATTGCGAAGTTCACGTAATCTGTTCACTATGCTTACCTCTCTGTTCTTCTAGCATTCGAACTCGTTGTTCAAACATTCTTTTTCTATTTTGTAGATTACGAATATTTTCCTTTCTGGTAAAACCAGTTTCTAGCTTTGAGGTGTACATTCGATAGAATCTTAATTCCTTAATTGATCTATCTAATTCACCTTTAGCATGTTCAATCATTAAGTCGTAATTAACGTACATATTCTTCAACTCTCATTGCTATACACCTGCTCAAAATTTTGTTCGTCAAGTACAATTGCGATTTCATTCAACCTATCAACCTGTTCAGCAATAGCTGAATATGCTTTACCTTCTGTTCTGAACTGCTTCGTAACATATTCACCAGAAGAGAAGTCAAACAGTCTCGCTTTAAAGCCAACAGGTTCTTCTTGGATGTCACCCTGATAAAAATTCAATGCATCTGGTACTGATGCCATATCTTACCTCCAATACTTATTATTGTTGCTCATACCGCCCATACGGTGAAAATCACGGTGCCGGCGTATACTTTCTTTGTACTGCGCTTCACCCTGCAGCATTCCTAGATAGAAAACTACTCCAACGATAATCAATAATGCTATTACTTGTAAAAACCACATACATACCTCCTATTATTCAAAAAGAACTGCAAAAATTGTGAACAGTGACGCTAAAATAACTGAATATATTTTGTACCAATGATTATCTGGAGCGATTCGATTAAGAATGAATATTCCTGAAAATACAACAATCCACATTAGTAATACGATTGCAATTCTGTACATACATACCTCCTAACGGTTTCTGGAAAATTCCCATTTCCTAATTTCACGCCAACTCCAGCCAATCACATTGCCCACGTTATCTCTAATCTGTGGGAAGCCTTTCAAATTAATTGATCTGGAAGTAATCAAAGATTTTTTTTCTGATTCGTTCGAAGCGTTCTGCATCTCCTCCATTGATTGCACGACTTGTTTCATCTTCACGCTCGCCGATCCTTTTAGCTAATTCCTTTTGCTTGATGTTGTGAATTGCTAACTGCGTGATAATTTCTACTTTTGGTTGTTTCACTGGTTTACTCCTTTCTACTAATGTCGTTAACTTTTTATCGTCAAAATAATTCTTTACTTCCAACAAGCCTTGAAATAGCAATAATCATTTCTGGGTTTGTTTTTGTTTCTTCCATATTTAATACATCAATAGCAAACTGTGATATTTTCTTTTGCAGTTTCTCGTAATCTTCGTTCGGATACATTATTTTTTTACTCCTTTTCGATAAGCGATTCGGTATGCGAATGCGTCATCTGGTTCCCATTTCATAAGGTAGCGTTTTGCTTTCTCAAAATCTTTTGCGAGCAACGCATTATATCGTGGAATGCTAAATTTACTTTTAAACTCTTTTGAAATACGAGCAAATACCATTCTCGATAATGCTTGATAACGTGCATTGCCCTTATATCCAAGAATTTGAACTGCTTTTTCATTTCTAATCTGTCGTAATACTAATTCTTGATCACCGCTGATTGTTTGTGAGTTTTGAATTGAATTGATTTTTCGCTCCAAACGCTCTTGTCGATAATCTTGCATTTTTAATGATTGAAACATTAGTTCCAAAACTTGCATAGGATCTTTAGGCGCTAATTGATAACCGCCTGTTTGTCTGATTGTTGGTAGCACCTCCGATGTCACCCAACGTTTGAACTTTTTAGCGTTAGGTTGTTTGCTTGACAGGATTAGTGAGTAAAGACCTGATTCGTTGATAATAACTTGATTTGGATTACCTCTTGTAATACCGTCGTGAATTGCGACGGTATTTTTATCCTCTTTGTCAACGTGTTTATAAAGTGCATCTCTAGTGTTTGAATAACCCAAAGTTTCAGCAACATCTTTACCCACAAACCAAATCACATCTTCTAAATTAAGAGTTCTCACTCTGCTTGTTTCAAAATTAAATACTTGTACTTCATTTTGCATATTGCTTACCTTCCTGACTTTTTATCGAAGTAATATACTAATGCTCGTCCGTCCCAAACCTTCTTACGTGGTGTATCGAATATTGGTTTGGGAAAATTCTTATCACTGCGATAATGTTTATTGAACGTTTCTGACGTGATGCCTTTTAGTTCAATTTGAATTTCCTTTTGCAAATAATTCTTAGTTGCGTCAAATGACATTTTTCACCTCCTTAAATATCTTGAATATCTAGCAACTGTCTAACTTTTGCACGAACCTCGCGAGACTGTTTGTTCACTGCGTAGGTGTTAATCGCTAAACTCAATACTGCTTCTGTAACACCAACTGCATTCGCTAAATCTCGTTGTGTCATATCTCGGTCAAACAGACCATCTTTAACGCGCTTTTTAAAACTACGTGCTGCGTCTACAATCATTTCTTCTGTCATGCCTCCTCCTTTCTGTGTGGTAGAATTTATTCGTAAATTATTTTTCTGATTTTTCCCAAGATTCACGATCTGATTTAATCAGAAATTCAGTCCCATCAATCCAAACAAATAAGTCTGTTTTTATGTTAAAATCATTCATTATTTTTCCAACAATTTCTTTTTTTGGAAAAACAGATAAATTCAAATCTCTAGTTGCGCCTGACACAACAGGGATTTTTTTGTTGCCATCAACATAGAAATACAGATATTGATATTCCCTAGTTATTGTTTCACCCATATCTTCCTCCTTTCCTGTATTCATCAAGTTATGCCGGAATATCCTGCTCAATTAACGGAAGATAACCGTTTGCTTTTAACAAATCGTACAAGCCTAGACGACCCTTTTGAGTCCATTTAGTGTTTGCCACAATCTTCTTAGTGCCATCTTTACGAGTAACCTCATGAGTCTCAGATTGCGTCCAACCCTTTTTCTGATGTTTAGCGTATAATAGCCAAATCCCTGATTGGTTGTACTGAACCCCTAAATCATGTAGTAATTTATTCATGGCCGTTCCACTCATTCCGTAATCTTTTGCGATAAATGTGATCGTGACTAAAGTTTTGTTAGATAAAATCAAATCCGTGTAATCAGCTTTTGGCTTCAATTCATTGTTTTGTTGAAGCAATACTGAATTTTGTTGTTTTAAAACTAATTTAGCTTGACGCTCTTCTTTGAGTTCTGTTGCCAATCGAATGATTGTATCTGGGTTAGTTAAGACTTCTTCAATTTTCTGGTCTGTCAGATAGGCACCGTGTTGACGAATACTTGGCAGCACTTCTGACGTGACCCAATCTTGAAATCTCTCAGCAGTTTCGTTGTTTGCTTTGATAGCTAACTTGTAGAATTGTGGTTCAGTGATGAAATCACCACGCTTGATTCTGTTGTCGACACTTGTGTCGATGCCAAGATACTTATTGATGCGTGTCCACTTCACAACTGTGTTTCCACTTTTTGCAACTTCTGAAATACCCAATCCGATTGCTGCTGTTTCCGCATCGAACAAAACTTGTCCGTTCTCTTCTTTGACCTTTAGGTTGTCAAATACCTGTACTTCTAATGACATATTTTCTCCTTATAAATCTAATCCGATATGTTTAATAATTCGTTGACGAATTTCAACAAGTTTCGGTGATGGGTCTCCTGCGATTGCCTTACTAATGTCGCTCTGCTTGATTTCGTAACGTTCTGAAAAGAATTTGTTGCTCAAATCTAAATCATTCATACGATTAATGATTTTCTTTTTTTCTTGCTTCAGCATTTCCTGTCCTTGTGTCATTGCCTATCCTCCTTTCATGTTTAGCAAATTAAATAGCAAAATTATTTGACAACTATAAAACTTTATAGTAGAATTGCATTATTGAAAGCACCAATAATAACCCTATTATCTAGCGATTTATCAACTCTCACATATCTAACCGCTGGGTGTTTTTAGCATTTTTTTTTGTAAATATCTTTGCTGTAAATATAGAATACTATAATGTTTTATAGATGTCAACATCTAATCTATAAAGTTTTCTATTTTTCCAGTGAATACTATGGAGAACTAAAATTATGTCGATTTTTGAAAGAACAAAAGAAACAGCTCAACGACAAGGATTAACTGTGTCTATGTTAGAAAAAAGAGCTAATTTGTCAGAAAATTCATTGTATACATGGAAAAAATCTACGCCAAAAGCAGATAACCTCCGAAAAGTCGCTGACATACTCCACGTATCAACCGACTACCTATTAGGACGTACTGATGAGATGAATCCTGCTCAATCAAATAATGAATTAAGTGGTTTTGATGAAGAGATAATGATGGCTTTTGATGGCAAACCTATTCCTGATGAAGATAAGGAAAAACTTTTAGAGTTTGCGCGATTTTTACGCTCACAGCGAGGTAAGTAATTTGATGGACATTATCTCAAGTGAAGTACTAACAAAGCTATCTATTATTGCGACCGAAAATAATATCATTATTCGAGATAATTTAAATTTAATGACTAACACGCCGGACGTTTGCTTTACTTATGATAAAGGCATAGTCATGAATCCTAACTTTGAAACACGAGTTGCTTATAATTATCGATTCGCTCACGAAATTAGCCACATATTGTATGGCGATCATGACGCGCAAGCGGTCTATCAATTCAGCGAATACGGTAAACGCGGTGAAGAATTGCTTGCTCATAGAAACGCTATAAAGATGTTAATGTCTATTGAAATGCCAACTACCGTTAATGGCTTTATGGAATATTACCATGTTCCTTCTTGGCTTGAACACTACGCAAATGAAACATTTAGAGCGTTGAAAGTTTCTGAATGAATTTATGTGCCGAGCAACCACATTAAACCGCTTTAGGAGATTGAGAGATGGAAGAGAAAAAACCGTGGTATAAGTTACCACAGTTGTGGGTCTTAGTTGGATTTGTTGTTTTAATTGGATTATTTATAGCCGTTTCTAGCGGTGACAAAAAAAGCGATGCAGAACGTGCTTCCAAATCTAAATCTATAAAGTCAAAAAGATCATCAGAAAAAGCTGAAAAATCTTCAGTATTGGCATCTTATAGATCATCGTCATCATCTTCGGTTGCTGCTTCATTGTCAGCTGCTTCGTCATCTAAAGCTGCTGAACAAGAACCCACCCAATACGAAACAGGTATAACGTTCGATCAGATTGCAAGAACTCCTGATGACTATGAGGGTAAAAAGATTGAATTTACTGGTAAAGTTCTACAAGTAATGGAAGATGATGACAACACCGAAATTAGATTAGCCGTAGACGGAGACTATGATAATGTAATTCTGGTTGATGTCGATTCAGATATAATGAACGGTTCACGAATTTTAGAAGATGATTTGGTTACTATTTCTGGTGTCAGTGACGGTACAACAACATACGAATCAACTAGTGGAGCTAACATTACTATACCTGCGATGACAGCAAAGATTATCAACGATCAAGGAAAAGCAAGTGACGACTACGGTTACTAACACCCATGCCCTATCGGGCGTACATAAAAAAGCACACCCATCCGACTAAAGACTAGGTGTGCTAACAAAATGAATAAACGCATGGGGCGTTCTATTAGATTATAACAGATATAAGCCCCCTTTTTAAAGGAGGCTTTTTATATGGCTTCAATATACAAACGTGGTTCAAAATGGACTGCTAGTGTTTCTATTAACATTAATGGAACATATAAAAAGAAAACAAAATCAGGATTCATAACGAAAAGTGAAGCTAAAAAGTGGTCTATCGAAGTTGAAAATCAGAAAATAAATGATACCTTATCCAAAGGCAACGGAATTATTGCTGATATGTTTGATGATTGGTATGAAGTATTTAAGGAGCCGCTACTGGAAACCAAGAGCAAAGCATGGTACAAGGTCATTTCAAAGTTACTACGTGAAAAATGGCCAAACAAACGTATTTCTGATATATCAACAGCTGACTTTCAAAAACTAATCAACGAGTATGGAAAAACACACGTAAAGTCATCAGTTTCCCACATTAAAAATATTATTAGTTCATTTGTTCGTTATGCAGTAGATGAAGATTTTATATACAAAGACTTCTCCCGAAATGTCAAAACATTCTCTGCTAAAAATAGTAAAGATAAAGATTTAAAATTTTTAGAAAACAACGAATTAGAATTGTTGGTTAAAGATGTATCTGGCAGCGAAGCCATAACAAGTCACATGATTTTAATGGCTATATATTCAGGTGCTAGGTACTCGGAAATAGCTGGATTAACAGAAAATGACTTCGATTTTGTCAATAACACGATCAACATCAATAAGTCATGGCAAAGCTCTGATAAAGAATTTAAAGACACCAAAACCAAGACTTCTAATCGTATCGTTGATTTACCATCTGATTTTATGATGAGCGTTAAAAAATGGGAGTTTGGTACACAATACGCCTTTGAGAGCATAACTGGTCTACCACCAACTAATAATGCCGTCAACAAGCAATTAAGGCGGTATCTTGAAAAGAGAAATAGCAAGCTTATTACATTTCATGGATTGAGACACACACATGCTAGTTATCTATTATCACAAGATATTGCCATTCAATACGTTAGTGAAAGATTAGGTCATGCTGATGTAAATATTACCCTTTCAACATACGCCCACTTACTCGAAAAGAAACGAACTGCCGAAACAACCAAGACTTTAGATGTACTTAAAAATTTGTAG